TTTAAGCCATTTAATTATTTGATTATGATACAATTATGATGTAAAAACAATAAATGAAAAGGATTAAACTATGCAAATTATTGCAAACAACCCATTAAAACTAAGTGATAATCTATTAGAGGTATCTTTTGAAGATATAAATATTAAGATTGATTTAGTTTCTATTTTTGCTAACGCTAAACTGTCATTAGATAGTAAGGATTTGTATATAGAAGTTAATGAAATTATTAAGTCTAAACATTGTAGGTTTAATAGATTTACAAAATGGTTTCATGACAACGAGTCTATAAAAAGGTATATCAACCTAAAAAACAACAGATTTTTAATTGTCCCGTTTTCGGCACAATTAAAAAATATAGAAAAAAGGTATCCTAAAAAGAATTGGTTTAATGCCGAACGGTTAGACCAACCGACACCGTTAATTATTGTAAAAAGGGGTCGCTATGGTGGCACTTGGATACATCATGAGTTATTGCTAAAGTTTTTAGCGTCTATTGATGTATCTTTAGAAGTTGAAATATACGAAAAAATGAGTGAGATTATATCACAAGTCCAAAGACTAACAGTGTTAAGAGAGGACACTAAAACTCTATTCCACCCCTTAACAGATACAATTAAGAATATTTGGATACCAAACCAAAAGAGTGAGAACGCTAAGAAGTGGGCTTATAAACATATATTAGATTTAGCTAATAAAAAAGCAATTGGAATGACTTCGACCCAGTATAAGAAAGCATTTAATATCACAAATGAAAAAATAAAAGAAGATGGGAAAATATCTATAA